TGTTTATAATCAATCAATTCTGAATCAGACATATCTTTTAATAATTTCAAAACATTCACCTTTATTTTTTAATTTTATTATCGGTAACTTTTACAATCCTCTTTTTTCAAGTTCCGTTAAAACATTTTCATAATCTTGTTTTGCTTGAAGCATTAAATTCTTAAATTTCTTCCGATCTTGGTACATCTCTTCCATCATCTTGGGCAGAAATCCTTGATGATCTGTTCTAAAAAATTGGCCGTTAGGTGTGATTGTTGCATTTACTAATTTGGAGGTATCAACTTCTTTTTTTAACATCTTATCAACAGAAATTCCAGAAGAAAGAATATCAAGCATTTCTTGCGTATAATTTTCTGGTTGGATTAATGTTTCTGGACTTACATTGTACTGCATCAGGAGATGAGGATAGAGAGAATCCAAATCGAAAGAAGCAACCCAATCATGTTTACCTACTTGAGGACTTTTAACATATGCACCTTCAAAAGAAGCATCTTTATCTTTAGTGATCTTAGGTGGTACAATNATATTTCGTTCTAACAGATAAGAGTATGTTAATGCATCCCACATTCTAGTTTGAGCAAATACATCATCATAATTAGATTTAGTATCATAGGCTAAAGTAATTGCTAATTCCAATAACTTCAACTTATCTTCCAATTTTATAATGAGTTCCACATCTTTTATGTTATATTCCAAAAATTTTTGAAAGTTCAATCGATATAATTCATTCAGTGTATCATATTCTTCAAACGATAATTTACTTTCACCGAGTTCAACATTGGCAATAGAATTTAACTTATATGATTCTTGTGATTTACCTGATGGAGCATACCATTTGTATAGTTCAATATAATCAAGTGATGATACACCTAGAATATCATATGCTAGTAACTGTCTACCAGATACAAATGCTTGGCGTTCGGAAATATGACCCCAAGGAGATAATTTTTTTGCTTCATCTTCACCTAGAATTTTTTTAAATCGGTTTATGATATAAGGAACATCAAAGAATTTTGTATTCCATCCAGTAAGAATATCAGGACACTTGGCTTTCCATAGTTCCATGAATTTTTTACACAAAGTATATTCATCTTTACACTTTACATATAATTCTTTATTCTGAACTTGGTAATCACCGCATCCAAAAGCATAAGTATCGCCATTGAGATATGTAATAGTAATTGCTGTGATGGGCTCATTAGCATCATAAGGATTTGGAAATCCATTTTCCGAACTAACCTCAATATCAATTACACCAATCAAAATCTTATCTTGGTCCCATTCTACCATACCTTGATGTTGATCAGCAATATAAGCATATTCAAACCTGTTATTTCCATATATCTTATGGGAATTATCAACATCTTTAAATTGCTTGATGTAATCACGGGCTTCACTGATGTCACCAAAGACTTTCCGGTCTAGGTATATACCATCGAGTGAAGTAAAGTTGGTTACATTCTTAGATGGCACAAAGAGAGAAGGTGAATAATTTATTCTTGCCTTAACCCTCTTGCCATCTATTACGCCTCGGTAAAGAATATTATTACCAAGGCACTGGACTGATGTATAGAAGCCCATTAACCGGTGATGATTTGTTTTTTAGGGGGAACAATCAATCCTGTTCCAAAGATAGAATTGTAATTGGTGATAAAATCTTCGGCTGGTACATAATTATATACCACAATTTTCTTAGATAATACAATGGTAGATCCACTTTTTTGTTCAGCATGGATAGGAAAAGGTGCGAAGCCAACTTGTGGTTGTCCAGTTTTTGGATCACGGACAACAGCAATGCCAACTGGATTAACAAGAACAAATTCGGTTTCGGATTCAGTTTCGATTTCGGCAAGAACTTCTTCACCTGTAATTAATTTAAACGCTAGAATTTTCATAAGGACCTCATAATTTTAGATGGAGCGGGAGGCGAGAGTTGAACTCGTCTATTTCTGCTTGGAAGGCAGACGTGTAACCAAAAACACTTCACCCGCATCGAATAGTAATTATACATTAATGAGATGAAAAAGTCAAGCATGGTTGCGAAGGATGGAATTGCACCATCGACCTCTGGATTATGAGTCCAGCGTTCTGCTCCTGAACTACTCCGCATTATTATATATGCATAAATATTAACTAGTATCCATTTAATACCAAAAGAGGCTTAATTAATGAAAAAAATTCTTAGTATTATATCTCTGATGTTTATTACCATATCATCTTTTGCAGGAGATTTGGTTGCTATAGGTAAACATATGACACCTAAAGAAGTGAATACTGTTTGTGCTACAGTATATATTGGTGGTAACAATGATCCTAAAGAGGTCATGGAATCAATATTTGCTTGGTGTTCTTTTAGAGTACAGGATACTTGTATATTCTTATATCGTGATAATGATATCAAAGGTAAACAGGCTGCGGTTCAGGCTTGTTCTAAATTAGATGGTACCACTATTTCCGAAGAGGGTGCTGAAAAATTAGCAGCTACTCTTAATCAGATGAATATTCCTATTAACGAAGAACAGGCCCGTGCTAGTAGGGGCGAAATAGTTAAATTCCAAGGGATGTAAAATGGATCCATTAACAAAAATCTTTACTATTACCGGACTATTTGTTGTATTGTTCATGGCAGTATTTGCTTACGTTATAGTCCTTCATCCAGAAATTGTTGAATTGAAGCCATCCCCATATTATACGCATTAATTAACATAATACAATGTTTTTTGTGTACGAAATGGGGTATAGTATGGATTATAATTCTTATTGCTTGTCTGGATGTTAAAAATGCGGAAGACGAGTCTGACGAGTAAATTTTTACCAGTTTAATTGATCATGTATCAACTTACGATAAACTGACGTATGATGTTGACCAAATATATCAGGAGGATCGCCTGGTGTTCCTGATACAATTATAACCCTTCCCGCAGGAGAAAAATCAAAAGACGATACTGCTTGGGGACCGATAAGAGGTTTTAATTCACTATAATTATAAAATAAACCATAACCCGAAGCAAATTTAATTGTATCAGATTCAATTACAGTAGATAATTTCTTCCTAATATTCAAATTCAATTCAGTAATATATTTAATAATTTTTGACGATAACGAACTTCCTTGTAAAGACTGACTCCAATCTTCACCCTGTTCTAATGTTGCTGGTGTCTTAGGAACAAAATCTATATCATTATTAATTACAATAGCATTATCGTACTTCTGTGTTATTCTGGCAAAATCAGCAGCAAACGAAATATTTCCTGGTTTAGGTTGAGCAAATCCATAACTCTTTAGTTTGTATTGTGTTGTTTCAAACCCAAACACAGGAGATCCTTTTTTATCGTTAATCATAGCATAATGTAAAAAGGCATGAACTAAAGATACCATGGCAGCACCTTGAGAGTGACCCGTGATGTAAACATTCAAATTTGTTGGAACTTTATCGTGTAATATTTTCAAAATGCCAAAATTTTCATCAAGCATTAATGTAAATGTGGCATGAGCAAATCCTGAATGAACAGCAGCATCGGGCGAAAATAAAGATACAAATTGTACTTTATTACTTAAGAAGTTTTGGGCAGAAACTGGATTAGTAAGAACATCTTCAATGGCAGAAGGAACAGAAGATATTACAGTACCGCGAATTGCTATTGTATATGAACCTGCATATTTACCTACACCCTGATAAAGTATCCAAGCATTTTGCCAAGGACCAAATCCATTTAAAGAGGGATCATTGGCTAGTGTATTTTTATTCCATCCTTTTGGATATTTTTTATCTGCATTTTTAATTATAATATCATACAATTTATGCCAAGGATTTTTAGAATCGGGATTATTTTTGTATGTGGCTACTTTATCAGAAACATCTGATCGAGAATCATATATCTGTATCCATTTAGTAGGATCAATATTTGAAATAGAATTGGGCATATTTCCATAATTAAGTCTATCATCTTGGTCATTCAATTCAACACACATTTCAATAAATTGTTGAGCCTCATCGTATTTGTAACCAGATAATTCAATGGAACTATCATCCTGTACATTATCTGTTGGTTTAGTTGTTCTGGTAATTTCAGTCAAGGAAGCACATCCTGTAAGAATAAAGATTAGGGAAATAAGTATATATTTTTTCATCAATTAATCTCAAAAAGTTAATATTAGTATATAGTGTTCTTCTAGTTAATTATTTGCTGATTGTCCACAAATCGTTGGCTAAATCATGACTAACAACATATTCATATGGTAATGTAAAGTATCCTTTTTGGCCCCATGCATCACCCCAAGAATTACGAACCAAAACACGATTTGTTGCGTCATCATATCCTACCATCAAAACTGCATGGCCACCAATTTTTTCATCTGATGCACTTGGCATATCAGCATTACCTGTATCTGATACAGCATCGGTCTGAAAGGAATTGTAAACTACAAAGCCAAAAACAATTGGATATCCTGAAGCCAAAACTCTTTTAATATCAATAATTCCATTATCACGAGTCACTCTAGCATATGCCGCAATTTTTCTAGATGCCGCATCATTATATGAATCGACTGTAGGCTTAACAACAAAATTATCTATACTATAAGGCCAAAATGCTTCGGCACATACTCCTGTGTTTGCTAAAACTTTTATTCCTGTACTGATTTGGGCACCACCATCATGACCAATATCACCTTCAATATCTCTTTCGTTATAATAGACAAATAATCTACTCAAATTAACAAATTGGCCATTTTGTTCATATTCGCTTAATTTATTTTCTAAGAATTCCATAGCACCAACTAAAGCATTTCCTGTACATGATCCTAATATTCCTTGGTCAGCAACAGGAGAACAGAACTTTCTTAGATCAACAGAAGATGGTATAGATTCAGGTGCAACTAGCGTGAAGTGTTGTGAGGTTTGTGCATAATGATCACGAGAATCATGAAAGTCCCGAGTCCAGTGATATTTTTTAAACATGGTAGTATTCCTTTATGGAGTATACCATTATTTAGAAAATATAGCATTTAGGAAATACTTGGACCTTCTGGGATTTTAAACTTTTGTTGTTTACACTTCACTTTTTTCCATCCTAGTGCAATAGGAACGATGGGTGATTCTGGATCACAAAGTTCCTCAAATACGTTCCATAATTTACATTTTTTAACATATCTTGTGAATAAACCAACTTCTAAAGCCATGGCTTCCAATTCCCATGGTTGAGAATAATATTCGATGGCATCATAATCTACTTTAATACCACGCCAACGAGAAAGTGTTTCATTGGTTTCATTATAAGCATATTGTTTTATATGAACCATTTCATGGGCCAATGTTCTTAGTATTTCTTTAGCACCTATGACGGAATTTAACTCAATTAAGAATTCTCTGGCTTTATTTGAATCATTATATCCTTCAATTGATGAATATCCATACACATCAAGATCAGAATTAAATTTGATTTCCAAGTAGATATTTTGGGATAATCGTTTTGTAATCAGTTCGTTAGAGTAAAAATTGGCTGCGTCCAAAACATATGGAGTGAATTTTTTACTGGGACTATTGATTACTTTGATTTCCATTTTTTGTCCTTACTTGTATCACTATTTATTCTTTTTTTACGCTTTTCTCTGGATAAATTGGGTCTTAATTCTAACTGGATTGAAATATCTGGTTATAGCATCTTTTACCACTTCCTCATCAAAATGTTTACAACTGAAGATATCCAGATATAAATCACCAGAATCGTCAAGGAAATGACCTACAATGCTTGAGGTTTGTATTAATTGAATTACTGTCCATCCTGCTTTGTTAGTGTTATCTGCAAAATGTACCAATTGGGGTTCTCCACAAGGTACCATGTTAATCATTAACACTAAATCTTTGATAAATTTATTAATAAAATTTGGATTAGTTGCATTTCTAACGTCACATCCCTTAACATCCATTATGATGTGATGTCCCCAGTATTCCATTTTAAACTCCTTTTAGTATAATATAACTTAAAAGGAGTTCCTTTTAATACGTTTATTTATATATTGTGTTACATATGTAACTTAAAGAATTTGATTAACTATTACACCACATTTATTCAAAAAGTCTATGCCTTCTTTAGACCGCCAATCTGCATCATAATACACCACCTTGATGCCGGCCGTATAAATTTGTTTAGCACAGTGGATACATGGTGCATGAGTAAGAAACATCGTGGAACCCTCGGAGGATTGATTTGATCTGGTAACTTTCATCAAACAATTGGATTCAGAATGAATTACCTCAGGTTTAGTCGTTAATGTTGGCGGAAGATCCGATTCTTGTTCATGATACACCTCATACTCACAATTATTATCCCAACCAGAAGGCATTCCATTCCATCCAAAACTAATAATATTACCATCTTTTACTAATATGCTACCTACTTTTAACCTTCTGGCTTGCGACATTTGAGATACTTGTTGTGCTATAGACATATAAAAGTTAATATATTTTTTTTTCTTTTCTGGGGCAAAATTTTCCATACATATATCCTTCTTATAATCTATCATTAATCCGACATGTAATTGAGCAATTTTTGGTACGGTTGGATTATGGAGTTTTCTTTCATTTTTTATAATGGTGGGTCTTGGTGGATTCGAACCACCGTTAAAGTATTATGAGTACCCCGTTCTAACCATTGAACTAAAGACCCAAAAAGTGGCGACCTCGGAGGGATTCAAACCCCCGACCCACGGAGTAGAAATCCGTTGTTCTATTCACTGAACTACGAGGCCAAATATTTTACCAACTACCGTCACTTATCCAAACACGAACAGTGAACATTAGCAGTTCCAATACAAAAGCATCTTGTGTCCAGACATCATTTGTTTCTTTATAAGCACAAGAAATTCTCCAATGTAATGGATTTACTTTGAGTGTGATGTTAATTCCTGAATATTTAATCCAATTCATTATTGGGCTTCCACAATAGTTTCAACAATCTTATCAACTAACATATCAGGTATTGTAAGATGAGGCCATTCTAATTGAAATGGACAACCCTTACTACCCCATTGATGGGTTTTAAGAAAGTTTTTAGCGATTTGTAAGTCTTTTATATTATAAGGATCAAACTTATATTTTAAATTATTATGGTAAATCATACTTTTACCTTTACGAGATTATCTTTACGCATCCATTTCACATAAGGATCTTTTTCATTCATTTTAATGGCCAAAAAAGTTACGCCATCAATTTCCTTAGTGGGCCATTGAGGTGAAGTAATGAAGGTATCTTGAGTAATATTGTTCCGAACCCGGATAAGTACCGGCTTGGCAGTTTTGACCGTTGTTCCCATATGTTTCATAATATAATACTCCATTGACACTACAAATACAGTATATCATAATGAACAAAGAAAGTCAATGGTGGAGC